CCCCTACTCTTCTAGTGGGACGCACGCTGTGATTACAGATCTCACGACAAATCCGAGCGCAAATGGTGTAGCCCTGTATGCAAAGGGCTGGGATTTCACCAACCACACGGCAAACCACCCAGCAGTTGGTTCGCTGACGACAGAGGCAATTATTGAGTACGAGGTTGGCACTTCAAGAGCCTGGCAGTACGCACTCGGATTTACCAGGGGTGGCGATTTTTACGTCTCGCCGCAATCGTCATCGTCCAGGCTCTCGGAGTTAGTAATTAAAAACATGGGGTTCCGGGCGCAGCGGCATGCCCGTCGATGGAACGTGCAGGTTACGCCGTTCGGCGTGGACAACATGCAGCATATCGGCGCAATTGACATGGGGCACGTCTCCTCCGGAAGCGTATCTTCAATTACCGCAGGCACTAGTGGTTCGGTGAGTGGATTCCAAACGGCGACAAAAATCAAGCGAGCCATTGATGTGGCCGTTGCCTACGGGTGCGCGTTCTTTCCGTTCTGGCACGGCATTACAACCTCTGGCGACACCGGCAGCGGGGAGGATTTGACCGGGGATAACCTCCTGCTTACAAACTCTGCAGCACAGTCTGTTTTTTCGTATGTGCGGCAGCTTGAATTGGCGGGCACGGTGCAGGTGTGCCGTGGCTTTTCTGGGTGGTACTACGGAGTAGAAGCATGAGCAAAATAAAATGGCAGCAAGTGTGCTGTGGACAGCATGGCAACCAATACGCGGAGCATGCATTGGTCGGCGGCGGCACGGTTCGACTTCGCGGGGTGGCAGGCCAAGATACGGTTGATGTGTGCCGCTTTGGGGCCGATAACCGACCCATTGACCAAGTCGATGGTGTTCCGGCCTATGTACAAATGCCACTTGAGCAGGCGATGGCGCTGGTCGCAGCCTAATCCTATTCCCCGCCAGTAGGCATTCCAATCAGCCACCCCCGGGTGGCTTTTTTGTGCCATTTTTCCCCCTGAACTTTTCCCTTCACCAGGCCCAACATCAGGGCCATGAAGACAGCCCCCCTCAAGACCATCAAGCCCGGCACCGTCGTGCAGCGCGGCATGCTGTTCGACCGTGCGGCCATCGACGCCGAGGCGCGCACCGTCCCTCTGGCCTTCGCGTCCGAAACCCCCTACGCGCGCTGGTGGGGCATCGAGGTGCTCGACTGCTCCCCCACTGCCATGCGCATGGGTCGGCTCACCAGTGGTGGACCGCTCCTGTGCGATCACGACACCCGCGACCAGATCGGAGTCATCGAATCAGTGTCACTCGGTGCGGACAAAGTAGCCCGCGCCGTCGTTCGCTTTGGAAAGAGCGAGCGCGCTGAGGAAGTATTCCAGGACGTCTTGGACGGCATCCGGCGCAATGTCAGCGTCGGTTACCAGATCCACAAGGCCCAGCTGGTCGAGGTCGAAGGCGACCCGGAAAAAGAAGGCGGCGAGGACACCTACCGCGTCACCGACTGGGAGCCCATGGAGATCAGCCTGGTCTCCGTTCCCGCCGATGCCTCCGTGGGCGTTGGCCGCAGCGCAGGCGAGTCCCCTGTCATCGAAGTTCAACCCGCAAAACCTTATTTTCTCAAGGAGTCCACCGTGACCACAGCCGCCCCCGAAGCTGCCCCTGTTGCAGCACCCGCCGCCCCCGCCCTGTCCAGCCAGGATGTCCGCAACCAAGTCGCCCTGGAGCGCAAGAACATGACCGAGATGCTTACCCTGGGCGACGTGCACGAGCGCTTTGGCGGCCGCAAGCTGGCCCAGGAAGCCATCGAGCGCGGTGACAGCATCGACGCCCTGCGCTCGCACATCATGAACGCCATGACGGCCGCGCAAAAGGGCACCACGCCCCCGACGAACCTGGACCTCTCGAAGAAGGACACCCAGCGCTTCAGCCTGTTCAAGGCCATCAATGCCCTCACGCAGAAGTCCTGGGCGGGTGCCGAGTTCGAGAAAGAGTGCCACGACACCATCCTGCAGCGCACCGGCCTGCGCGAGGCCGTGCACCAAGGCTTCTACCTGCCCACCGACATCCAGCGCCGAGACCTCACGGTCGGCACGCCCACGGCCGGCGGCAACCTGGTGGCCACCGACCTGCAGGCCCAGAGCTTCATCGACCTGCTGCGCGCCCGCAGCCGCGCCGCCCAGCTCGGCATGACGATGCTCTCCAACCTGGTGGGCAACGTGTCGATCCCCAAGCTCACCGGTGCGGCCACGGCCTACTGGCTGGCCAACGAGGCCACGCCCATCACCGAGAGCCAGCAGACGATCGGCCAGCTGGCCCTGGCGCCCAAGACGCTGGGCGCCTACACCGAGCTCTCGCGCCTGCTGATGCTGCAAAGCACGCCGGCTGCCGAGGCGCTGGTGATGAACGACCTGGCCAAAGTGCTGGCCCTGGCGATCGACCTGGCGGTGTTTGAGGGCTCTGGCAGCTCCGGACAGCCGACGGGCATCAGCCTGACGGCCGGCATCGGCTCGGTCACCGGCGCGTCGATCGACCTGGCCAAATGCATTGAGTTCCAGACCGATCTGGCAACCGGCAACGCCTTGGCCGATGGTTGTGCATACATCACCACGCCTGCAGTCGCCGGCCTGATGAAAGCGCGGGTGCGTGTGTCGTCGACCGACAGCGTCATGTTGTGGTCCGGCTCGGTGCTTGACGGCCAGATCGAAGGCTTCCCGGCCACGACCTCCACGCAGCTCACCGCCGCCTCGATGATCTTCGGCGACTTCAGCCAGGTCGTGCTGGCCGAGTGGGGCATGCTTGAGATCGCGCTCAACCCCTACGCCGCATTCGCCACAGCCATCACCGGCATCCGCGCCATCCAGACGGTCGACGTGGGCATCCGCCAAGCCGCGGCCTTCTCGCGCGCCACGTCCATTAGCTGATAGAGGCAGCAAAGTCTCCCCCGCGCGGCCCCATCTGGAGGGCTGCGCGGGGCAGGCAACGCGCAGGAACAGATCACCATGGTCCAAACCGTCAAAACCCTCAGCCCGGCCGGCGAAGGCGACTTTGAAGTCGTGCGCGCCATCTGCATCAATGGCGAGCGCGTCGAGGCTGGCGCTGTCGTGCGCCTCTCGCGCGTGATCGCCACCGAGTGCATGGCCGCTGGCAAGATCAAGCCCGCAGAACCCAAGCCCGCCAAGGCCGCCAAGGCCAAGCCGGCAGACACCCAGGAGCCCGCACCATGAGCCAATTCAACTTCCCCGGCAATGCCACCACCGTCAGTTTGCTGGCGGCAGTCTCGGCAGCCAACACCGCAGCCGCCACCGGCACCGGCGTCGATCTGATCGAGTACGAGGGCCCAATTCTCATCACGCAAAACCACGGAGTGAGCACCGGTTCGCTGGCCGGCAAGATCCAGGACAGCGCCGACAACTCCAGCTTCGCCGACATCGCGCCCGCCGTCAGCTTCGCGAGCGAGACCACCACCGTCGGCGTGCAGCAAGTCACGATCCAGAGCAAGCAAGTCCGCCGCTACATCCGCTACCTGGGCACCGTGACGACCGGCCCGCAGGTTGTGGCCGTCACCATGAGCGGCAACAAGAAAAGCGTCTAACAGCGCCCATCTGCAGCCATGTTTGCCGAAGACCTCGCCGTTTTTTTCGATGCCGCCACCGGCTTCGCGCAGGCGTGCGTCTTCAGCAACGGCACCACGGCCAACTGCATCTTCGACAACGGCTACGGCGAGGCGCTGCAGGGCGCTGGCACCACGCCCACTCTCACCGCGGCCACGGCTGATGTGGCCACGATCGTGCGCGGGCACACCGTCACCATCAACACGGTGAGCTATGCGGTGGCCAATGTCGAGGCGGATGGCACCGGCGTCACCACCCTGGTGCTGGAGCGCGCGTAACCATGGCGCACATCCGCACCCAGGTTCGCACCGCAGTGCTGGCAGCCATCACAGGGCTGGCCACCACCGGAGCGCGCGCCTACGTGGCGCACGACCGGCCCCTTATCGCCTCTGAACTGCCCTGTGTGCTGCTGACAGTGAGCGACACAGCCCAGGCAGAAAGCATCACTTCGGCGCTGCTGCTGCGCCGCACGGTGGCCATTGACGTGCAGGCCGTCGCCAAAGCCACCACCGGCTTGGCTGACACGCTCGACCAGATCGCCGAAGAGGTCGAGGAAGCCCTGGGCGTGGCGCTCACCGTCGACGGCGAGCAGCTGTTCCTGCGCTACACCGGCACCGCCCCGGCCGACATCAACTCCGAGACCGACCGCCCGGTGGGTGCCATCAGCATCAACTTCGAGGTCGACTTCTACACCCAAGCCACCAACGCTGGCGCAATTTTCTGAACCAGGAGCATCCCCATGTCAATTACCTTGGCAACAGGCACCCAAGTCGCCGTCGCATCCACCTACGGCACGGGCTTCAACATCACCGCAATCTCCAACGCCAACCCCGCAGTGGCCACGCTCAGCGCTGGGCATGGTGTCGTGGTGGGTGACTTCATTGAGGTCACGAGCGGCTGGGACCTGCTGAACAAGCGCGTGGTGCGAATCAGCAACCTGGCCACGAACGATGCAACGTTGGAAGGCATCAACACCACCAGCACCAGCAACTACCCGGCCGGCAGCGGCACCGGCACCGGCCGCGAGATCACGGCCTGGGCCAGTATCACGCAGGTGCGCAGCGTCAGCACGTCGGGCGGCGACCTGAACTTTGCAGACATCACCACCATCACTGACACCACCCAGAAGCAGGTGCCAACGACGCGGAGCCCGCAGCAGATCGACTTCGAGTTTTTCGACGACCCCACGCTGTCCTGGTACGCCACCGCGCAGACAGCCAGCGACACCAACGCGATCACGGCCATCCGCATTATTTTCCCCAACGCCACCCGGCTGCTGGGCAACGGCTATCTGAGCCTGCAGAAAAACCCGACGATCGAGGTGAACGCACCGCTGACCGCAAGCCTAGGGTTCAGCTCCGTGGCTGACCTGGTCCGCTACGCCACCTGAGCATGCACGCCGTCCAGATCGCAGACCTGCGCAAGGCGTTCGAGCAGTCCCGCGAGTTCACGCTGTATGTCGGCCCGGCCCAGGAACCCCGGCGCTCTGTCACCCTGCGGGTGCCCACCGAGCACCAGGTCAAGCTCGCCGGCCTGCGCTGCGGCATCGCTGGCCGGGAAGACCCCGCAGCTCTGGCGCTGCTCGAGCGCGCCTTGCTGCAGGGCGCCATCGTCGGCTGGAGCAACCTGCTGCAGTGCGACCTGGTGCCCAGCGCCAGCGCAGAGCCGATGCCCTGGGCGGAGGATCTTGTCCCTCTGCTGCTCGACGCCCAGCCCGACTGGTGGCGCGAGCCGACCGAAGGCTTGTTCGAGCGCCTGGCCCAGCGCAATGCCCAGCGGGATGCAGCGGCAAAAAACTAATAGGCCGCATCCAGTGGGACAAGTCCCGCGCGAAGGCGGCCAAACTCGAAGCAGCAGGGTTTGCCGGGCTCGCTGGCGATCCACCCGCCCTGGGCCTGGTCGAGCAACAGGCGGCGCACTGCTGGCAGTTTTGCGGCAGTGCATGGGCGCCGGACCTCTGGCCCCTGTACCACGCGCTGTACCCGGTGGACGACTGGCCCCTGCTGATTGAACTGATGCAAGAGATCCGCGCACATGTCTGACCCAACCATCGTCCTTACCGCCACCGACAACGCCAGCCGCGTGCTGGCCGGTGTGCGTGGCCAGATCGACAAGCTCAACCTGGTCGGGGCCAAGCTCGGCAACGTGCTGGGCTCCATTGGTGTCGGGTTGAGTGCTGGCGCGCTGGCCGGGCTGGTGAAGGGCATCAACGATGGAGTGGATGCGCTCAACGACTTGAAGGACGCCAGCGGCGCGAGCATCGAGAACATTTCAGCGCTGGAAGACGTGGCGGCGCGCACCGGCACCAGCTTCGACACGGTGGGCGCGGCGCTGATCAAGTTCAACGGCATCCTGAAGGACGCACGGCCAGGCTCGCAGGCCGAGGCCGCGCTCAATGCTTTGAACTTGAGCGTCAAGGATCTTCAGCAACTGGACCCGGCGGAAGCCTTGCGGCAGACAGCGGTGGCGCTGGCGGGCTTTGCGGACGACGCCAACAAGGCAAGACTCCTGCAGGAGCTGTTTGGCAAGTCT